TTATGACAAATCCCTCCCCAATGGTCGACGGGGGTACCGAAGCCATGCCCAGCCACCAGCGTGACCACTACAAGGGGTCGTACAGCACTCGGAGTGCGAAAGTCCGAGAGGACGCATACGCAGATCCACAGACTCGATGCTGGCGTTGCGGTCGCACTCTTGACCAAGAGCAGGCGCTGCACCCGTTGAAGAAAGTGACCTGGCACGCCGGCCACCTGATCGACGGCGACTACCTGTCGCCGCTGCTCGCTGAACATTCGACGTGCAACACGTCGGCCGGTGCAAAAGTCGGGAACGCCAAACGTATGAAGCGCCCCCGATCGGTGGGCTTGAACCCGTCGGAGCGGTGGTACTGATGCCCGCAGCGAAGCAGCCCGACAACACACCGCAGCAGGATCACCGTGAACGGCTGGAGCGTCTGCGTGACCAGCTCGAGGCGGCGCTGCTGACATGCAGCGAGAACATGCTTCCGCAGTTGTCGGGCCAGTACCGGTCGACGCTCGCCGACCTTGCTGCGCTTCCTCCTGCCGAGACCGGCCCGCAGTCGGTGCGTGACCAACTGAAGGAACGACGTGAGTCCAAGCGCACGGATCGGAGCCCAGCGCCCAAGGCGGCATCGGCTCCCAAGGCATCAGGTAGCTAGCGACGGTCCTGACGCCATCGAGTTTGCGCTGTCGCTCGGCTACGAGTTGGACGACTGGCAGCGTTGGTGCATCGACGGGATCTTGTCGACGGACGCCGAGTACCGGCTGTGTGCGACGCTCTGCCTGATCCTTGTCAGCCGGCAGAACGGCAAGAACGTGATCCTTGAGGTCGTCGAGCTGTACGCCTTCTATGTGCTCGATTGGCCGGTGATCTTGCACACCGCACACCGTGCCGACACGTCTGCAGTGCACATGATGCGTATGCGCACGACGATCGAAGCGAACCTTGAGCTTGCCGAGATCACGACCTTCATCGTGGCGAACGGCAAAGAGAAGATCGTGCGCAACGACACTCGCGCCGAAATCAACTTTGTGACCAGGTCGAAGAAGATCGGCCGTGGCCGTTCGCCTCGCATGGTGATCTTCGACGAGGCGCTGTATCTGTCTGATGAACAGTTGCAGGCGATTCTGCCGTCGATGTCGGCACAGTCGCTGTCCGATGACGCCCCGCTGATGATCTACACCAGCTCAGCCCCGGTGCCAGAGTCGACAGTGTTGCATCGTCTGATCAACCAGTTCGCCACGAGCGACACCGACGGCTTCTTCGCCGATTGGGGTGCAGCACCCGGTGTCGACGTGTCCGATCGTGATGTTTGGTACGAAACCAATCCCGGTCTCGGTATCCGCATCTCTGAAGAATGGGTTGCCGAACGCGAGCTCGCCATGCTCACCCCTGAGGCGTTCGCTATCGAACGGCTCGGTGTCGTGTTCGCCGCCGACAAGATGCCGTCGGAACTACCCGAATGGCCGACCTGTGCTGATGCAATGTCGACACGTTCAGGTCGCATCGTAATCGGTGTCGACGTAGCCCTCGACTTGTCGTGGTCGTCGATCGCTATCGCCGGTCTACGTGACGACGGTTTGACTCATGTCGAGATCGTCCAATGTCTGCCTGGTATCTCGCAGACGGTTGAGATTGTCGCCAAGATGGCAGCCCAACATGAGGCCGACGTGTGGCTGAACATACGGTCGGAAGCCGCAGGGCTGGTTCGTGGTCTCACCGAAGCCGGTGCCCGTGTCGTCGAGGTTGGCGGCATGGATTTCATGCGGGCCTGTGTCCAGTTCCGCCAGCAGGTCACTGCCGGCCAGTTACGGCACCGAAGCCAAGACGTGCTGAATGTGGCGGTCGCTGGTGCGGCTGTCCGTCCGGTCGGTGATGGCTGGGTGTGGGCCGGTCGTACGTCGCGAGTCGATATTTCGCCGCTGATGGCGGTCACGCTCGCCGCTTGGGGCCTGACTGCCGTTGTCGCTGGCAAACCGTTTGAGTTCTTCGTCTACTGAGGGAGGCGCACATGTTGTTCAAGTCTCCCGAGGTGGTGAGCCGCTGATGGCATTGTTCCGCAAGAAGACCACCGAACGGCGAGATGCCTCCCTTGAGGTCATGCAGTACGCGCTGCAGGACCGCATGGGTTCGACCGCTGCCGGTGTCGCTGTCAATCCTGAGACGGCGATGCGTCTGTCGGCGTGGTGGGCGTGTGTCGAATTGATCGCCGGTGTCGGCTCGTCGCTGCCGTTGGACGAGTTCCGCAAGATCGGCACGGAACAGGTCGAGGTGCCGTTGTCGGCGTTGTTCGCCGATCCCGATCCCGATCCGTCGGTGTCGGCGGTGGCGTGGCGCGCCCAAGTGCTGCGTTCGGGCACCGGTCGAGGTAACGCTTACGCCGACCTGTTGGGTGCCGAGATGGGCACCCCGACCGGTGCGGTCACGGTGCATCCCGATCTTGTCGAATGGAATTACGAGAAGCGTCGTGACGGTCGCATGTCGTGGGAGGTCTACGTCGGTGGCGTTCACCGCGACCGCTGGCCTCTCGGCGATTTCTGGCACTTCGGTCTGTTCCAACAGGCCGGCAGTCCGATCGGCATGAACCCGATCCAATACCATCGCAACACGATCGGTGCTTCGATCGCTGCGCAGCGTTTCGGGCAACAGTTCTTTGATCGGAACGGTTTGCCGACAGTTCTGCTCCAAATGCCCGGTAATCCCGGCGATGCGGAAGCAAATCGGCTGAAAGAGAAAGTGATTGAAGCGACGAGCGGTTCCCGTGAGCCGTTGGTGCTGCCCGATCAGATCTCGTACAACAAAATCAGCATCGACCCCGAGGACAGCCAGTTCCTCGACACGCAACGGTACGGCGTCGAAGAGATCGCCCGCATCGTGCTCGGCGGGTTCGTCGAGCTGGTCGGCGGGGCGGTTGGCGGTGGCGCATCGGTCACGTATGCGAACCGTGAGCAGCGCATGGCCGACTTCATCGCCTTGTCGCTCGCACCCCGCTACCTGGTCCCGTTGGAGTCAGCGCTTTCGGCGCTCGTTCCCCGTGGCCGCTACGTGAAACACAACGTGGACGCCTTGTTGCGTGCCGACCTGCAGGGCCGTTTCAACGCCTACAAGCTCAATGCGGAGATCGCCAACCTGATGGGTGGCGCACCGCTCACTGTCAACGACATGCGCCGGCTGGAGAACCGCCAGCCCATCGACGGCGGGGACCAGTTCCAGCCCGCTGCTAGCCAAGGAGGTGCGCCCAATGCGTGATCTCGTATCCAAGTCGCTAGGCGACGCCTTCGACCACATCACCGAACGTGGCGTCAACCTGTCCGAGGTGTCGCAGCGTGCGACCCGTTCAGAGAAGAAGCGTGACATCACCGACATCGTTGAGGTCCGCACCTCAACGGTCGAACAGCGGGCCGCCGAAGACGGCTACGTGACGATCGCCGGATATGCCGCCACGTTTGGCACCTGGTACGACGTGGCCGGTGGTGCAGCCGCTGGTGGCTGGTCGGAGACCATCGCCCGTGGCGCTGTCGACAAGTCGATCACCGAGATGGACGACGTGCGCATGTTGGTCAACCACGACGGGCTCGCTCTGGCCCGTTCGACCGCAGGCAGCCTGACGTTGCGTGCCGACGAGATCGGCATCTATTTCGAAGCAACGATGCCCACGTCGGTGCAGCAGGTTCGTGATCTGGTCGCACTCATCGAAGAAGGTGCGGTCGATCAGTGTTCGTGGGCGTTCATGGTGACCCGCCAGACGTGGAACGCCGACTACACCGAGCGCACCATCCTCGAAGCGAAGATGTACGACGTGTCCGTGGTGACGTACCCGGCGAACCCGGCCACCATCGTCGGTGTCCGTGCCGACGATGCCCCGGTGGAGGAACGCACCGAACAGCCGGCCGTCGAGGTTCGTGACATCGAACTCGGCCGGTTCACGCCCCGACAGGTCGCCCAGTACAACGCCGACGAGGCACTGGTGAAACTGTTCGGCCAGTACGACCAGACCGACGGACCTGACGGTGCGCACTACATGATGCCGTCACCGTTTCCGTACAACTGTTCAGCGTGCGCTTTCTACAACGGTGCACGGGCCTGCGAGATCGTCGCAGGCGACATCGACCCCGCCGCCATCTGTAAGCGGTGGATCGTCCCGGCTGACTTGATCAGCCTTCGTTCGCGGCGCAGCGGTATCCCGCTGTCGCTCGCAATCGCTCAGGCCGCCGCACTCGGCTGACTTGAGCAACCCGGCACACGCCGGTCGCCACGCCGCTCACACGCCGCCCCGAGGGCACCTGTGGGCACCTGACTGACCACCTGCAGCCGTCCCCCCATCAGCACAACACTGAAAGAGAGACGACTCACATGAGCGACTTCCTCAGCGTCCTGCGCACCAAGCTGCAGGCACGGATCGACGAGCGCAACGCGGCCAAGGCCGAGCTCGACGCCATCCTCAACACCCCGTCCACCGAAGGCCGCGACCTGAACGACGCCGAGGCCCAGGCCTTCGCCGCCGCAAAGACCAAGGTCACCGACATCGACGCCGACATCGACGGCATCAAGGCCCGCGTGGCCGACCTCGAGCAGATCGAAGCCCGCCAGCACGAAGCCGCCGCCAAGCACACCGGTGTCGGTCGCGTGGTCAGCGAGGCCCGCACCTACTCGCGTGAGGCCGAGCGCCGTGACGGCGTGTCGTTCCTCGCCGACGTGGCGTCCTCGTTCGGCAAGGGTTTCGTGCCCGGTGCCGCCGAGCGCATGTCGCAGCACATGAACGAAGAGCGCATCGAGCGTGGCAACGCCGCACTCGAAGCCCGTGCCGCTGGCACCTCGGCGTTCGCTGGCCTCGTCGTCCCGGCCTACCTGACCGACCTGGTCGCCCCGGCCGTCGCCGCGATGCGCCCCACCGCCAACATTTGCCGCAAGTGGGAACTGCCCACCACCGGCATGACGGTGAACATCAGCCGCATCACGACCGCCACGTCGGCCGCTCTCCAGACCGAGAACTCGGCAGCGAGCGAGACCAACATCGACGACACCCTGCTGTCGCCCGCAGTGCTCACCGCTGCCGGCCAGCAGACGCTGTCGCTGCAGGCGATCCAGCGTGGCATCGGCACCGAAGCCGTCGTCGTGCAGGACTTGGTGCGCCGCGTGCACACCAACCTGAACAGCACGCTCATCAACCAGGCCACCAACGGCCTCGACGCCATCGCCGGCGTGAGCGTGACGTACACCGACGCAACCCCGACGGCCCCCGAGCTGTACCCGAAGCTGTTCGACCTCATCCAGCAGGTCCAGACGGCCGTGTACATGGGCGTGTCGCACTTCGTGATGCACCCCCGTCGTTGGAACTGGCTGGCCAGCCAGGTCGGCACGTCGTGGCCGTTCCTGCAGGTCAACGGTGCAGGCTCGCAGACCGCTGGCTCGTTCAACGGCAGCGGTGCCTACAACACGGCTGCTGACGGCGTCACCATCGCCGGCACCCTTGCCGGTGTGCCGGTGGTGCTGGACGCGAGCATCGCCACCAACTACGGCGCAGGCACCAACGAGGACCGCATCTACGGCATCACCGCCGATGAGGCTCACCTGTGGGAAGACCCGAATGCCCCCATGTTCATCCGCGCCGAGCAGCCCGCAGCGGCCAGCCTCGGCGTGCTGTTCGTGGTGTACAGCTACTTCGCCTACACGTTCGGTCGTTACCCGAGCGCGATGGGCAAGATCAGCGGCACCGGCCTCGTGACCCCGACGTTCTGATCCTGATCAGTCGGCCCCGTCCCCACCACCTTCGGGTGGTGGGGCACCGACGCCTACTGACCGATTCAAGGAGTCCCCATGTCCGACATCGACGCCCTGCTTGAGGAACGACGCGGCTACGTCGCCCGTGGCCTCGCCAACCGTGTCGCTGCAGTCGACGACCAGCTCGCGCTGCTCGGCCACAAGGTCGCCAAGCCGACCGAACGTGCCGACAGCGCATTGGCCGAAAACGCCGCACAGGCCGACGCCGCCAAGCGTGGCCCCGGCCGCCCCCGCAAAAACGAAGCCTGAGAGGCGGTGACCCGTGTCAAACTACATCCAGCCTTACAGCCAGCGCATCGTGGCCGGCACGGCACCATCGCTCTCCTGGCAGTTGATCGACGGCACCGGCGAGCCCGCCGATCCCGGCACCGTCACCGTGACGGTGACCCGCGCCGACGGCACCGTGCTCGCCACCAGCGCCGCGACGAGCGGTACCGGTACAGCAGCCCGCACGTACGCCCTGACGGTTGCGCAGATGGCCACGCTTGACCGTCTGATGGTGACGTGGGTGTCGTCGGGTACGACGCTCGCCACCACCGAAGTCGATGTCACTGCGTCCCCGTGGTTCTCGAATGCTGAACTGCGTGCGCAGGAACCGTCGCTTGCACAGACCGCCGCCTATCCGGCCGACGTGATCACGACCGCCCGCCTGTATGTCGAAGCGTTCTTTGAGCGTGTCTGCCATCGGCGTTTCGTTCCCGGCTACGACCTGCGCTGGGTTGAGGGTGCAACCAGCACGTCACTGGTCCTGCCACACCCCGAAGTGCGCAAAGTTCGGTCTGCTGCCCTGTACAACGATCCAGCCGGCACGTCAGTGGCGACGCTCACGTTGACCGAACTGAACGCCATCCCGGCCGCACCGTCCGGTGTGATCGCCCGTTACGCCACGACGTGGGCGACCCGCTGGGTGAAGATCGGTTACGAGCACGGTTTCACCACTCCGCCGCCCGATGTGAAGCGTGCCGCCATGCGCCTCACCCGCGAAATCCTGAACGAAGCCAAGATCACCAGCCCCGACGCTGCGGTATCGTGGAACTCGACCGACCTCGGCTGGTCGGCAGTCTTCGTCACCCCTGGCGTGCGTGGCGCTCACACTCGTCTGCCGCAGGTGAACGAAGTGCTTGACGCTTGGACGTTCGCAGAGATCGGTGTCGCATGAGCTACATGACTTCGGGCGTGTTCGCCGCATGGCGTGGCCTGCTGCGTGTGCTTGAGGAAACCGACTGGCCCGAGGTGGCCGAGAACCCTGATGGTGTTGCCGTCTGGTTCGGTGATTCGGGCACCGATTGGAATCCGACGGGGAACATTCCGGCGTCGGTGGAGAAGGTTGTCGTTGTTCCAGCGATCGAAGCGGCCGACCAGCAACCCGGCCCGATCGGCCAGTTCGCTCGCGACGAACTGTTCAACGTGGTGGTGCAGGTTATCACCGGTATCCCCGGCCGCAACGCCATCGACGCCGCCAACCGGCTCGAGGAACTGACCGCCCTCGTCGAATCCCGGCTGCGTGAGATTCTCGCCGACGGCCGTGACGGTTACGTGTTGCCCGAATGGGCTGGCTACCAGGTGGCAGTCGCCCAATGCAATGCCGTCGACCCGTTGGTCACTCCGTCGCCGTCGGGTGCGATCGGTCGTGCCGAGATCATCATCGGATGCAAGTTCCGTCCGGGCACCGTCCCGTCTGCCGCCTAGGAGGCGTTGTGAAGATCAAGTATTTCGGCGGTTCGGCCGTCGACATCGCCACCGTCGACGGTGTGCAGCCCGGTGACGTGGTCGACGTTGCCGACGAGATCGCTGCCGGCTTGTTGTTCGCCGGTTCCGAGGTTGCCGACGACGGCACCATCACCCCGCCCGTCGCCCCGTTGTGGGCGACGGCTACGACTGCGGCGAAGGCCGCCAAGGAGGCCTGACATGGCTACCGCATCGGGTTTCGATTCGCAGATCGGCTACGCAGTCGAGACGACGGCCGGCACGTACGTCGCTCCGACGAAGACGATCGAGCATGTTTCGGAGTCGATCAAGTTCCAGCAGGAACGCATCGAGTCGCAGGGCATCAAGGCCGGTCGCCGTGGCAGTTCGGGCCGTTGGGCGCTCGGTCGTGGCTGGGTCGAAGGTTCGATCCAGCATGAACTGTCGGCATCGACGATCGGCCCGATCCTGCGCAACCTGATGGGTGCCGTGTCGACCTCGGGCTCCAACCCGTACACACACGTGTTGACGTACGGTGCGGCATCGGAAGGTGGCCTGACGATTCAGGTCGGCCGCCCCGACTTGGCGGGCACGGTGAACGCTTTCAGCTACTTGGGCTGTCAGATCACCGAGTTGTCGTTGTCGTCGAAGGTCGGCGAGATCTCGATGCTTGACTTCAGCGTCTACGGTCAGAAAGAGGACACCGCCCAGTCGTTGGCGGCGACTTCGTACCCGTCTGCCTGGTCGCCGTTCACGTTCGCTCACGGTGTGCTGTCGTTGGCCGGTGCCGAGTACGAGTTCGACGACATCAACCTGACGTTCAACTCGGGCCTCATGACCGGTCGTCACACGCACCGGTCGTCAACCCCGACGCAGCCTCGCATCAGCAAGGAAGCGAACTTCCGTACGGCTGGCGGCACGATCAACTCCGAGTTCATCTCGATGGCTGCCTACAATCGGTTCAAGAACGGCACCGAGGCTGCACTGTCGATGGTGTGGAACGCTGGCGCTTCGGCACAGTTGACGGTGGCCGGCAACGTCCGCTTCGACGGTGAGACCCCGAACGTGTCCGGCCCCGACATGTTGAAGCAGGCGCTGCCGTTCAAGTTCCTGTCGACCACGTCGGATGCGGCGATGTTGACGGTGACACTGGTCAACGCCGACACGGTGACGACGACATTCTGATGCCTGCCGAGCTGTCGGGCGTCAAAGAACTGCTCGCCGAGCTCAAGAACCTTGACCCGTTGCTCCGCAAGGAGACGGTGGCCGAGATCAAAGCCCCGGCAAAAGTGATCGTCGCAACGGCGAAGGGTTTGGTGCCGACGCACCGGCCCACTCGCCGTTGGGTCGGTGGCACCCGTACGGCTGGCAAGTTTCCGCGCTGGGATTCGGGCAAGGCGAAGGCCGGTATCGGCTTGAAGTTCGGCGGTCGTGTCAATCGGCAGTCGAAGGAATGGCCGCTGGTGTCGATCGTGCAGAAAGACCCTGGCGGTGTCGTTTTTGACATGGCCGGCAAGAAGGGCGGCAACGGCACCCGCCAGTCGCAGGTGTTCTTGAAGAACTTGCGGATGTACGGCAAGCCGTCCCGCACCGTGTGGCCCGCTGTCGAGCGCCACAACCCTGACGTGACCGCTGCGATCACTCGGGCTGTCCGTAATGCCGAGAAAGAGCTTTATCGCCGCACGGCGGGAGGTAGGTGACCTGTGGCCGTCGTCGCGAAGATCGCTAGCGAGTTCGATGACGCAGGTGTCAAGGCGGCGTCCAAGGCGTTCGGTGACGTGCGCCGCACGTTCAAGGAACTGTCGGACAACGCCGACGATGCACGAGGCGCAGGCGAGAAGCTGGGCGAGGCGTACAGCCAAGCAGCTTCCCGGCTCAAAGCAGAACTTGACAACCTTCGGGAGACATCTCTCGTCGTAGCCGATTCGCTTGGCCCCGAGATGGTGCAGGCGATGGAGTCGTCGGGCCGGTCGGTGGAGTCCTACGTGCAGGACTGGCGCAAGATGGGCCTCACGTTTGACGACATCAAAGCCGACTCCGAGTTCCTCGCTCAGGGTCTCAAGGACTTGGATGCTGCAGGTAGTGTCGCTGGCGATAACGTCGGCGAAGGCTTGAAGAAAGTCGCCCACGAAGGCGACCAGTCCAGGTCGGTGCTTGCCAACATGGTCGGCAACAGCGTGCAGGATCTTGGCGCTCTCGGTGGTGTTGCCGGTTCCGCTGGTGTGATGATCGGCCAGTTGGCCGAGTATGCCGCCGATGGCAACATTGGCTTGTCGGGCCTTGCTGCGACCGCTGGGCCGCTCGCAGCCCTGACGCTTGCCGTCGCTGGGGTGTCGGCGTTGATGGGTGCTGCGGCAGAGAACTCGAAGGTCGCGAAGGAACGCATCGAGGGCTTGACGAAAGCGATGCAGGACAACGCCAAGTCGCCCCAAGATGCGCTCGTCAACTACTACACGTCGCTCGGCAAGATCGAAGTTCAGATCGACTCGGCGACGGACTCGTTTGCCAAGTTTGGCCACGGGATTGAGATGTACACACGTTCAGGCGTCAAGTTTGGCTACACGATGGATGGCGACAACAAGCGAGTCGTCAACATCACCAAGTCGTTGAAGAACGCCAAACTGACTGTCGATCAGTGGTCGCAGATGGTGCAGTCATCGGCGGAGAAGGTCCGCGAGTGGGGTGCCGCTGCGATCGCCCAAGGCCAGAACCAAGAAGAGGTCAACACGATCATGTCGGCAGCAATTGCCGAACACCAGAAGTTCGCAAAGTCGGCCGACGAAGCCGCCATTTTCAATGCTGTCTTTGGCAAGAGCATGTCCCACGCCGAACAGTTGACGCAGGCGTACGCCGACGCCAACTTCGACCTGGTGAAGTCGGTCGATGCGGTCGTTGATGCGGAGCGCCGCAAAAAGGACGCAATCCGAGCGTCGATCGACGCCAACTTCGCCGTGTTTGACGCTACGAACAACTACAAGCAGGCGCTTGACGATCTCGCCAAGGCGATCGACGACCCGACGACTTCGGTCAACGAGTACGACGTGTCGTTGAACGATGCTGCAAAGTCGGCGTTGGATATGGCACAAGCCGAAGCCGATCTGGCTGAACAGCAGGCCGCCCGTGAAGGCGTGACGCTGAGCGCCGACAAAAAAAACCAGATCATGATTGACGGCCTCAAGAAGACCGCCGACACTCTCGCTCCTGGTTCGCCGCTGCGTGTCGCCCTTGAGCAATACATTGCGGCGTTGTCGATGGTGCCGGCCGACGTGTCGACCGCTGTTCGTCTGATGGCTGACGTGAACGTCGACACCCGCAACAAGCCAGCTCGAGCGAGTGGTGGCCCGGTCGCTGCAGGCGAGCCGTATCTCGTTGGTGAGCGTGGCCCTGAGATCGTGGTGCCGTCGTCAAGTGGCACGGTGATCCCTGCCAACAAGAGCGCCCGAATGATGGGCGGCGGATCGGACGTACTGGTGCTGCAGCTACACGTTGGCGACAAGGCAGTGCAGGAAATCGCTGTGCGTATGGAAGACCTGAAACGAGGCCGTCGATGAGCATGACGATCGGTCGGTGCAGCATCACTGAAGACCCGATGGGCGGATCGCTCAACCTGTCGGGCAACACGGTGTCGTTCACGGTGCGCGAGCCCGCCAGTTCGGTCGACGACTGCAAGGCCAAGATGCAGCAGTTGTCCGGTCTTGTCGAAAACTTCGACGAAGAAGTATTTCCGGTCACCTGGACGGAAGATCCGACGTTTGACGGTTTCTACAAGGTGCGAGACATTCGCCTGTCGCCGCTGCCGGTCTACCTGTCGACCGGCTTTTTCGAGTTCGACATCACGATGGAGCGCACCGGTGGCGGCTACAGCCGTCCACAGTTTGAGTCGATCGTGCAGCAGGTGGTGCGCACGAACAGCCACGCCGTCACCGCCCCATCCGGTTTCGACCTGTCGTGGTATGCGGGCGCCGGCACCGAAGCCGATGTGGCGTACACCGGCATCTGGAACCTGACGCTGGCCGACGGCGCGCAGAAATGGCATACGAACATCGCACCGTCGGGTCCGTCGTCGTACTACGTGTCGACGAAGCCTGCCGACTACTACTTGAACACGGCCCGTGTTGAGGTGCAGTACGGCGGCACTTGGTATCCGGTCGTCGGCCAGCAGGTGCCGCTAAGCACCAGCGTCAACTGGCGTATCTCCAACGGTGCAATCCGTCTGTATCCGACCAGCGTGTCAGGTAACGGCCGGTTCACGGTCGAATCGTGGCGCAGCGGTGACGGCTGGGTTGGTCGCGAGTACGGCATGATCACCGCTGCCAGCACGTTCGTGAACGCCACCGGCACCAGCGCCGACCCGTCGTCGGTGAAGATCGTGAAGAACTCGCCCGAGGTCGTGGTGGTGCGTGTCCGCCAGCAGGCAGAAGCCGGCGCACAGTTCGACTTCACGCTCCGCAAGGGCGACTTCCACGTCGAGATCGCCATCATGCAGCCGACTGGTGCGACGACGCAGACGTGGGGTGTGCAGTTGTCGGCGGTGACGGCGTCTACGTCGTCGACTGGTGCGGTGCGCTCCACCGCCACCACGTCAAGCCGCTATCAGCAGATCAGTTGTAGCTCGACGGTCACGGCCGACACGGTGAACGGTGGTTTGCGGCTTTCAGCGGCAGCATCGACGGCGGTCTTGGCCGTGTCACCCGATGCCGACATCCAAGGGCTCGCATTCACGGCAGCGAACATGCGTGACGTGTTCTTGGCTGCCCGGTCGGAGCGTGTGCGGGTGGTGACTCGATGATCACCGAGCAGCTGATGCGGCCCGGTCGTTTCGACGTGAAGCTCGTCTCCAACGCCCCGTATCGGGTGTGGTCCGCTGTTGACCAGCTTGACCACATTGTGATCACCCCGACCCGTCTGTCGGACCCGAAGCAGTTCTCCGACGCCGCCATCTTGGGTGCTGCGATCTACTCGGGTGTCGTCACCGGGAAGCCGAACAAGCGCACCTTCACCGGTCAGGGCTTGGCGTGGTGGTTGGGCACCGAGGACGGTCGTGGGTCGATCTACGAGACGCCGGTGGCGTTCACGAACTCGACACTGTCGTCGGTCGTGGCCGGTCTGCTGCCGACCTCGCTCACGGCCGGCACGATCACGAACACCGGCACGAACCTTTGGTACTCGTTCCGGTACATCACGCCACGCGAAGCGCTGCACTTCGCTTGCAAGGTGACAGGTGCCGAATGGAAGGTGAATCCGAACGGCACGTTTGATGCGGGCCCGACAGCGAACCTGTTCAAGTCGACGACGCTGACGACGGTGATCACCCGCAACTCGGGTGGCCGTGACGGCTCGACGAACTTCACGGGCATCGACGCCAACGAGATCAACGTCGCCCAGGACTGCGACGGCTACACGACGAAGGCGATCATCGTCGGCCAACGTGGCGATGGTGCCGAGTTCACTGTCGGCACCGCTTCGGCTGCGGTGACGAAAAAAGACTTCAACAACGGCAACGTGGTGTTCAAGCGTCTGATCGACGCTCCCGACACCCCGTCGAACAACGTGGCGTCGTTGGCGACGAACGTGCTCGCCCAATACCCGCTGCTGCGCCAACACCTGACGCTCAGCAGCGACACCTACGCGGTGCCGAACGTGGTTCGACCTGGCGACTACGTCAACGTGTTCGACGCCGAAGCCGGCTTGTATGACACGACCCGACAGCTGAACTGGCGTGGCGAAGTGATCACCCCGGTCCGGTTGCGGTGCAAGGAGTACACGTGGCCGGTGCTGCGTGGCATGGGTGTGTACGCCCGCCGTTCGGGTGCGACACCGACGTACACCGACCTGTCGGACTATGTGGCGTTTGACTCGGACGACACTGCAACCGAATGGGTGGTCGGTTCCGGCCGCAACGACCCCGAACAAGATCCGACCTTGCTGGGCCCTGCGTTCCTCGGTGCGAACCGGGACATCCTGTCTCGCATCACCGACCCCGACTGGATCGCCTACGGAGCCACGTATACGAATACGACGGGCTACAACGGCACGACCAGCTACCGGTTGCGCGGCAAGAAATGCGAAGTGCAGCTGAACTCGACAGCCGGCAAGGTGACTGCGCTTGGCACGGTTTCATTCACCGTGCCGTCTTTCGTGACGCCTGCGAAGAACTGCACCTTTATCGGCAGCCAGGGCACCACAGCAATCCTCGCCAAGCTTTCAACCTCGGGCGGCTGCGTGCTGTACGCGAACACGACCGGCGGCAACTGGGCGGCAGACGCAGCAATCAACGACCTGTCACTCACGATGATTTTCCCGATCGCCTAGGAGCCCAAATGATCGAGTACCTGCCGGTCACGATGCCCAGCAATCTGCAAGGCGTGCAGAACGGCCGGCTGCCGTTCACGCTGCTGACCCCGGTGTACTTCCCCGGCGTCGGGCACCTGTCGCTGCACCCGCAGGCAGCACGGGCATGGAACGCAATGGCGGTCGTCTGTTTCGCCGAGACCGGCGTGAAGCTCTCGACGACAGGCACCTACCGGTCGTATGACGCTCAGGTGCAGTTGTTCAACCAGCGCATGTCGCCGGTCTACAACCCGATCACGTGCACGACGACGACTCGCACATGGAACGGCAAGCGCTACTGGCTGAAGAGAAATTGTGCGCCGGTGGCGGTGCCTGGTACGTCGAACCACGGCTGGGCTCTCGCCATCGACACCGCCATCCATGCCCCCGCCAAAGTGCTGCCCATCACGTCGAACCTGACGGTGTGGCGCTGGCTGCAACGCAACGCCGTCAGCTTCGGCTTTTCGTGGGAAGGCGTCAAGGTACCCGGCAACTGGCAGCCCGGCGACGTGGCCCCCGCCGGTTGGGAACCGTGGCACATCCGTTACGTCGACGGTGACCGCACTCCGAAACGTGTGCTCGAGGTCGAAAGCTTCTTCCACGGGGCGAAGCCGTGAGCCACGCTCTGGCGATCGCATGGTCGGCACACGCTGACGAGCTTCAAGCCGCTGCAGCGATCGTCGTTTCGGCCGGTGTCCTGTGGCGTGGCGTCATCAGGCCGGTGATGCGTTTCGGCCACCAGGTGCAAGACACCCTGAAGGAACTGAAGCCGAATGGCGGTTCGTCAATGCGTGACGCCATCGACCGGTTGGAGCGTCGCATGACCGCCCTTGAAGAGTTCATCACCACCCCAAAGGAGCACTGACATGTTCACGAAGCGTTTCTGGCTTGATGCCGCCGAACGGTGCGTGCGTGCGTTCGCGTCGTCGCTCGCCGCCGCCCTCACCGCAGGTGTCGCCACCCCGGCGTCGATCCCGTGGCAGTCGGCACTCACCGCCGCCGCTATCGGTGCGCTCGCCTCGCTGCTCATGTCGCTCGCCGCGTCGCAGCAGCCGAACAGCATCTCGCCCGCCGCCTTCACCCCGCCCACCTGAAAGAGGTCTGACCGATGGCTGTCTCCCTGTCCACGACCATCCGCAACGCCATGCTCGATGCGATCACCACGGCAGCCGGCAACGGTGCCCTGTTGCGCATCTACGACTCCACCGGCACCGGCCGACCGGCCACCGCTGGTGCGGTGACGACGCAAGTGTTGCTCGCCGAGCTCACGTGCGGTACCCCGTTCGCTTCGCCGGCATCGGCCGGTGTGCTCACCCTGTCGAGCATCACGCAGGACTCCAGCGCCAACGCCAGCGGCACCCCGTCATGGTTTCGGATCGTGAAGTCGGACGGCACCACGTTCGTTGCCGACGGCAACATCGCTCTGTCCGGTTCCGATCTGAACATGTCGCCGCTGTCGATCACGTTCGGTCAGCCGGTTCAGGTCACGTCGGTCACGCTCACGGCCGGTAACGCCTAGGTCATGGCCGATTCAGACATTCTCATCACAGCCGGGTCAGGCACCAAGGTCGATACCCGTACCGTTGGTGCTGGCACAGACGAACATCGGCAAGTCATGGTCATTGGCGACCCGTCCACTGCTGCCGGTGTCGCCCCCGTCGATCTCACGCTTGGCCTGTCGGTGGCGCCACGTCGTGATGTGGTGGCGGTGTCAACGGCGATTTCCGGTATGACCACCGCCACGACCGCCTACGCATCTGGAGATCGTGTAGGAGGTTCAATATTCTCATGGGCAGGGTTAGTCCGAAGCAATGGTGGCTACGGGAGCATCATTGGAGCAACGGCATCATCACAGCAAGCTGTGATCCCGTTGGCTCTTTACCTGTTTACCGTTTCTCCGACGGTTTCTGCCCTTGACAACGCACCGTGGACGGTCACTTCGTTGTCTCTTGCCACAGCAGTCGGAGTCGTCTCATTCGGTTCGACACGCGCTGGTACAACTGGTGGCATGATCGCACCAGCAACCACTGGTGTGTACCTTCCATTCAAGTGTGATACTGCGAGCACTTCGTTGTTCGGAGTAGTCCAGGCCACGGGAGCATCAACAGCGTTCCCTGCGAGTGCGGCTGACCTCTCCATCACGCTGTACGTGGAGCGTTACTAATGGCACAACTATGGGGCCACACCTGGCGGTTCACGTACAGCGGTGCGACCACATACGCCGCCGCACCTGCGGTCGGCCAACGGGCGTCGTTTGACTGGGGCGACGGCAACGGAGCCTATGGGGTGGTCGTCGCTAAGACCGGGACGGCGACGTCGGGCACCATCGACGTGCGAGTCTCGTACGACATCGACGGGTTTCTGTACAGTCCCGACGCAGGCACTACCAATGTGACGACGGACAACGGCGGTTCCACACTGTACTGGCAGGCGTTATCGCCGACATTCAATCAGCTTCTTTCGGATCGCACCAACGTTGGACTCTCCCTTTCCTACGGCAGCGCCGTCAACAACGTTTTTGTCTGCGGATGGTGGCGACCGAATCCAGTCACCAACGGTCGAGTGTTGTTTTCCATCGGTGGTCTAACCGTTGAAGTGTTCAGTGGTACTGCCTTGAAACTGTCCACAACCAACGCATCTACAAATGGTTCATGGACTGCAACAGCAACGGAACCAACTGGGTTTTACAACACATGGAACTTTATCGCCGTGCTGTTCAACGGTTCAAACTCGGGGCCGACTGGTAACTGGCGGGCCTGGCACGCTCGCGCCGGAGGCTGGCCTGAAGAAATGTCAGTATCATTGACGACACCTCCCAGTGGCGTGTTTCAGACTGGATCAAACTTTCTATACGTGGGTAACAATTCCACTTCGACTTTGAACTGGCGTGGCGAGATCGGTCCCGTGTGGGTTGTAGGAGAAACAAGACCTTCAACCGGTTTGATGCCATTTGGTCAGGGCAACCTGATTTCTGCATCCGAAGCAGCATCATTTCGTGACAACGTGGTGATCCCGTTCTTTCAGGGCAACCCGCCAACCACGTCAGCAGGTTCAATGGAATGCGTCATCGTTGCCAATGACGGAACAGATCCGGTCGTTGTCACTCAAGGATTGACGCCCACAATTTCAATCACGTCTATTGGTGGTCCGTTAGCTGGCACCCAGACGGGTGACACGACGTTTACGCCACCAACAACAGGGGGATCAACTTGGCCGTCAAGTGGGTCAGGTAGCCGAACTTCTCAACGCGGCCTATAAGGGGATGACATGAGCCTGCTGCTCCTCCTCACGTCGCCAGCAGCGCCGGCAGGCTCCAGTGGCGCGATCGCGGCAACGTTGGCTTCGGCCACGATGTCGGCGTCCGGTAACACGGTCGTCACTGCGACCGCGTCGGTCACGCTCGCCAACGCAACAATGTCGGCGTCGGGTACGGCGACCAGCACCACGACCGGCACGATCGCCGTCACCCTGGCGGCGACCACCATCACGGCGTCGGGTAGTCCGATCGTCACCGGCAGTGTCGCTGTCACGTTGGCCAACGCTACGAGCGCCGCCACCGGCACCTCGACGGTTGTCGGTTCGGTTGCGGCGACGCTCGCGAATGCGACGATGTCGGCGTCGGGTGCACCGATCGTCAACGGCACTGTCGCGATCACCCTGTCGAACACTGTCATCGCGGCGGCAGCGAACCCGGTGGTGGCGGCACTGTTGACGGTCACGCTCGCCGATGCCGTCATGGTAGCGACCGGCACCGGTCTCGTTGTCCCGATCACACCTCAACCGGGGCCACTGCAACGCCACATCGAACCGTTCGCTGTCACCGGCCGCGAGGTGTCGACGGTGCGTTATCTCGACCCGACCGCCACTGCGACCGCAGAGGCCCGACCATTCGCCTACGCCGAAGGAGCATGATGTCGACGAACATCACGATGTACAACGACCAAGAATTGCCGTCGCTGTCGTTGGCGTGGACCGACGACACCGGTGCACTGATCGACTTCTCGGCCGGCTGGACGTTCACCGTGAAGTTGGCCCGGTCGACGGCCCCGGCGACGACGCTGCTGGTGAAGACGACCGGGATCACCGGTTCGTCGGGCTCCACCGGTTCGAACCTTGTGATCGACTGGTCGACGACCGACTGGGCTGGCCTTGAAGCGGCCGTCAATGGAACTTCCTATGTGGTCCACGTCGCCTCGCGTCGCACCGCCGACACCAAAGACCGATACTTCCGGCCGGCCAGCCCGATCACGCTCACGCTCAAGGCCGCACCTGGCACGTCGGCGGTGTCGCCGTCCAGTGTTCCTGCGATTGTTCAGGCCATGAGCTACTCGACGCTACCCACCGCCTCGGCCCTGTATCGAGCGTCACTCGCTGTTGTTCTCGGCGGCAGTGGTGTCACGGACACCTTCTATGTGTGTCTGAAATCGGCTGCGGGCACGTATTCGTGGCGATCCATCATCACCGGCGGCTAGTCCGCAACCTCGAGCAAGACCGCCCCCACCCGAAAGGTGCACCGGATGGCTCACACATTGGCCGACATCGCCCGGTCGACTGCTGCGACAACCCTGCCAGGCCCGACCTGCAGTGTGCGCCGGGAGCAAGCCCGTCACCCTCGCGGCGCAGAGATCGCCGAAGTGATCGCCGATCGCACGATCACCGCCGGCATCGCCGCATCCATCTTTCGTGATGCCGGGATCGACATTTCGCGTGGCACCGTCGACCGGCATCGGGCGAACGACTGCACGAACTGCAAGAAGCACGGGGTGCGCTGGTGAGCTTGGCCGACGAAGCACGGCAGGCGACACCGCCGCCGACAGCGCAAACCCTCGGCAAAATCGCCGACCTGTTGGAACGCAACGGCATCGACGTGGACGACATCGGCCGGGTGCAAAAGGTGAACCTGTGGCAAGGCTTCCACAAGGACGCCGACGGCGAAGCCCAAGTCGTCGACCTGGTCGGCGTGTCGCTGTCCCCGTCGTGGGAAGCCGGGCCGCAATGGCCGGTGATCACGCAGGGCCCGACGTACAAGCTGCCGACAGCGAAGACGATCATGAAGCCGGCTGACGGTTGGAACACGGGCGTGATCCTGCCCGACATGCAGGTCGGCTACTTTCGCACCGTCACCAACGACCTCGAGCCGATCCACGACGAAGCAGCAATCAGCATCGCCCTGTCGATCACCCGCAAGGCCGACCCCGATCTCGTCGTCCTTGTCGGCGACAATCTGGACGGTGCGGAGTTGGGCAAGTACCGCACCAGCCCCGCCTACCAGCGCACCCTGCAAGCTGCCATTGACCGTCTCGCACTGCTGGCCGCCCAGCTGCGCCACGCAGCCCCCAAAGCGCGCATCGTCTGGCTTGCAGGCAACCATGAGGAACGGTTGCCGAACTACATCCTTGACAACGCTGTCGCCGCCTACGGGCTCCGCAAAGGCAACGCCCCCGATTCGTGGCCGGTGTTGTCCTTGCCGTACCTGTGCCACTTCGACGAGCACGGCATCGAGTTCCTGCCCGGCTATCCGGCGTCGTCGTATTGGATCAACGACCGGCTGCGTGTCATCCACGGCGACAAGGTCGCATCCGGTGGCAGCACCGCACACCGCTATCTCGGCAACGAGAAGGTGAGCGTCATCTACGGGCACATCCACCGTCGCGAGTACGGGGCACGCACCCGCGAGGATCGTGACGGTGCGAAAGAGATCATGGCGGCGTCACCTGGCTGCCTCGCCCGCATCGACGGCGCGGTGCCATCCACCAAAGGCGGCATCGACCTCGACGGTCGGCCGTTGACCCGTGTCGAGGATTGGCAGCAGGGGATCGGCATTGTCCGCTACGAAGAAGGCGACGGCCGGTTCACCTACGAGAACGTCGCCATCCACGACGGCTGGTGCATGTGGCAAGGCAAGGAATGGACGACATGACCGTGAAGCTGAAAGATGGTGAAGCGCTCCACCTTGCGTCGCTGATCTTGCGTGTCGCTCGTCCACGCTCAGAGGAAGAAGCGAACGAACTGCAGGCATGGTTGAAGCGCCTGCGTGGCGGTGACAAGTGAGCCGCACGTACGTGTGTGACGGCAACGGTTGCGGCAACTGCATGGACGGGCCTGCCGTCACTGTCCAGTACTCCGCCATCGAGAACGAGGACGACGACGACCCCACCGACGAGGAAGCCCACTTCTGTAGTTGGGTGTGCCTGTCGTCGTGGGCCACGTCCGTCGCCCTGGACTACCCGCCACTGCAATGAGCATCGTCCGCATCGCATGGACCGACGCTGCGCACATCGCCGCCGGTGAATGGGTCGAGCATGTCGGCGACCCGGCCGTGCGAGTCGTCACCGTCGGCCACCTCGTCACCGAAACCAAGACCCACGTTGTCGTCGCCCACTCGCGAGCTGACGGCATGTGGACCGGCGTGTTTTCGATCCCACGCTCGGCCATCAAGTCGATGCGCAAGCTGTAGTCACATCTGCCCGCACGTTGTAGCCCCCGGCCGTCACAGGCCGGGGGCTTGCGTCGTTTTTGCCGGACACAATCCGGACACAATCTGAGCAGGACCAGCGCGAAAGCCCTGCAAACGTGAGCACCTATGTTTCACGAAACACCTGCATATGACACTCGCCCGGGGCCTTACAAGGCAATGGTCGGGGGTTCGAGTCCCTCTGCGCCCACCCTGTGACCTGCGGTGATGCGGTTCCTCAGCCGTTTCGCTTGCGGGGCAGGACACAAAAGGTCACAATCGTGGTCATGAGTGGAAAACGAGCGTATGGGTCGGGCTCGATCAGCGAGCTCCGCCCCGGCGTCTACAAACTGCGGTGGCGCACCGGCATTGACCCGATGACCGGCAAGTACCGGATGCAGTCCGAGACGTTCACCGGCACGAAGAAGCAGGCGCAGCGCCGCCTGGCCGAATGTGTATCGACGACACCGAAAGGTTCGTCGGTGGCGACAGTTGAGCAGTTG